GTTATAGGTTTTGGCTAAGATAATGTTTCCAGCGTCGCATAAGGCGTTTTATGTCAAATGCAATCGTTAGGTTTTCCCTATGATAGTGTGCGCTCACTAACTTTTTGTTGAATTTTTGATAGGGGGGGGGGAGGTCGGGGCTGAGAGAAAATTTTTGTTGTACCCTCCTCCCCCCAAAAAAAGTGAAACAAGAAAAATCCATTTTGTTATAGTCCGAAATTATGAAAATTCAAATTATTCAACGTCGCGTCGAGGATTTGATTCCTTACGCCAGAAACAGCCGCACCCACTCGGACGCTCAAGTAGCGCAAATAGCCGCCAGCATTAAAGAGTTCGGATGGACAAATCCCATCTTGGTCGATACCGACGGCAGCATCATTGCTGGCCACGGAAGGCTAATGGCAGCCAGAAAGCTAGGCTATGAGGAAGTCCCAACCATTGAACTTGGGCATTTGACACCGGCGCAGAAAAAGGCTTACGTCATAGCCGATAATCAACTGGCGCTAAACGCTGGCTGGGATACCGAGCTATTAATGTTAGAGTTACAAGAATTGCAAGATTGTGACTTTGACCTAGACTTGCTAGGCTTTGACCCAAAAGAGCTAGACAAGTTACTGGAGCCAGAGCAAGTCGAAGGATTAACGGATGAAGATGCGGTTCCTGAAGTGCCAGAGGAGCCAAAGACTAAGTTGGGGGATATATACCAGCTTGGTGGCCATAGGTTGATGTGTGGCGACTCGTGCAGTATTACCGACATGGAGAAACTGTGCGGCGGCCAGCTGGTGGATATGTGGCTAACCGACCCGCCGTATAACGTGGCGTATGAGGGCGGCACAGGATTGACTATCCAAAATGATGATATGGGCGACGATCAGTTCCGTCAATTCTTACGTGACGCTTACGTAACGGCTGATACAGTAATGAAGCCAGGGGCGGTCTTTTATATCTGGCATGCCGATTCCGAGGGTTACAACTTTCGTGGGGCGGCGCAAGATGCGGGGTGGAAGGTGCGGCAATGCCTGATTTGGAAAAAATCCAGTTTGGTGATGGGGCGGCAAGATTACCATTGGAAGCACGAACCATGCCTATATGGGTGGAAAGAGGGGGCTGGCCATCTGTGGGCGACGGATAGAAAGCAAACAACTATTCTGGAGTTTGATAAGCCCAATCGCAACGGTGAACATCCAACCATGAAGCCTGTAGCGTTGTTTGAATACCAAATGCTAAACAACACAAAGGGCAGCGATATTGTGTTGGACTCCTTTGGGGGTAGCGGTACAACGATGCTGGCGGCAGAAAAGAACGGTCGCAAAGCATTTTTAATGGAACTAGACCCTAAATACTGTGACGTAATAGTAAAGCGGTGGGAAGATTTCACCGGAAAGAAAGCGGTACTAGAGGTGCAAGATGAACTTGCAAACGCTTGAGTACACGCCAACGCCGGAGCATAGGCGGCTAGTTGAATCAACCAGCGGAGTTGGTCTGCCGTACAACGAGATTGCCTCGTTAATTGGTGTTGACGAAGAAACGCTATTACGCCATTACGCGCATGAGATAGAGGTAGGCCAAGCAAAAGCTAATGCGCAGATTGCAAAAACGATCTACAACAAGGCGCAGGAAGGTGATGCAACGTCGCTAAAGATTTGGTCAGACAACCAAGAAAAAATGAAGCGGGGGAGGGGGCGGCCAAAAGGGTCGTTTAAAACCCCGATGCATCACTTAGCCGATAACATTAATCCTGGCGCAATACAAAAAAGTGACAATCAAAAATTAAAAGAGTTAAAAAAAATTCTTTTAGATAGCGCCGGAACGAATGTCGTATCAAAAGCCATTGAAATAGCGTTAAATGATAATCACCCATCTCAAGCAGCCATGATTAAGTTGTGCATGGATAGGTTGCTGCCGGTGTCAATGTTTGAGAAAGGCTCTGGTCAAAGAAGTGCCGTGACGATAAATATAACGGGGTTGGGTGGGGAGCCTTTACTCATAGCACCAACCGACACCATTGATATGGAGCAGAATAATGGATGATTATCTAAATAGCCTTGGCCTATCGCCGCAGGAACTAAACAAAGTCATATATCACCGCGCTAACATGGCCAACCCTGGCCGTGATCCAGAAGGCAACCCCATCACTATCTACGCCACTGGCATTCAGATACCGTCTGGCAAGTACAAAGGCCAGTTTGTATCCATCCCAGGGTACGTCGGTGGCAAGGTGATTGAGGATGAGGGCGAGTTGTGGAAAACGTGGAAGAAGGATATTGAAGCGGGTAAGTGGCCAATCTATCCGACCAGCAAAGCCTTAAATGAGCGCGACGCATGGCTGCATCAAGTGATGGATCGAGACATGGCGTTACAGCGCGCCAAGCAAACGCCAGCAACTCCGCTGTTTTATAAAGACCCTTTCGGTGCGCCCGATTAAAAATCTTAAAGGATAAAAACAATGGATGACCTTTTATTCATAGATGGAAACAAAGCGTATGTTGGCGTTGAGCATGGCAAGAAAGCTAACGTGTCGCCTGAGAACGCCAAAAAGTTAGCCGATATTGCCAAACAATATGGCGCGTACTATGAGGGTGTTGGCACAGATATTTCTGCGCTTAATGCCCTGCCCAAGACGGCTTACAAAGGGTCATGGGATGATCTAATGCAAAAAAATGTAGAGGGATACCCACCCGAGTTTTTATATACGTTGTTTACTAATGTGGCGGTTAATAAGCAAGACAGCGCATTAACAGCGCCTAACAAAACTATTTTTGACGCCATACTATTGGCGCAAGATAAGATCAGCGCGTTAAAAGGTCGAAACTTCAATGCGGATACATTAAAAGAGTTTTTGCAAAACGCGAGTGAAAGAGATGTTAATTTGCTGACGTTAGCTAATCAGCCAGCCACAAAAGCCAATGTTAAGCAGTTTTTAAACACAGGCGAAAATTTAATGTGGTCTGAAGATAATGAAACTAAAAAAGTTAGCAATGCAAGGATATTGGCAGAGAGAGCCAATGCGCAGCGGCAAAAATTCCTAGCCAACCAACCTGGCGGTGTTTTTGTTGTCGGTAGCGATCACATAAGAGATTTGCGAAAGTTGACCAAGCCAGAGACTTTTGCCAATCCCTTTTACAAAGACCCGTTTGGCGCACCGGATTTCTGACCCCTAACCCTAAGTAACGACCCTATCCTCTTAGGGTCAAAAGGAAACTATGGCCGACCTTAACTTCCAACTCCTTCCTTGGCAGCAAGAGGTCTTTGCTGACCCAACGCGATTCAAGGTGGTGGCCGCGGGGCGACGTTGTGGTAAATCACGTTTGGCTGCCACGACCCTGCTAATCGAGGGTCTGCGCTGCCCTGCTGGCTCGGCGGTGTTGTATGTCGCCCCAACCAATGGCCAGGCTCGCCAGATTATCTGGAACGTACTGATGGACTTAGGGCGGGATGTGATCGCCAACAGTCACATCAACAATCAGGACATCACACTCATCAACGGCGCGACTATTTATGTGAGGGGCGCAGATAGGCCGGATACGCTGCGAGGCGTCTCGCTGACCTACGCGGTGCTGGACGAGGTAGCCGACATTAAGCCCGAAGCGTGGGAGCAGGTAGTGCGCGCATCCTTGTCAGATAAGAAGGGGCGCGGGATGTTCATCGGAACGCCCAAGGGTAGGAATTGGTTTTATGACCTATGGAAACTCGGTCAGGAACAAGCGGATTCAGATTGGAAGTCTTGGCATTTTACTACTAAAGACAATCCGCTAATCGACCCCGATGAGATTGAGTCGGCTAAAAAAACACTAAGTTCGTTCGCGTTCAAGCAGGAATATATGGCCAGTTTTTCCAACGCTGGCTCGGACATATTCAAAGAAGAGTGGGTCAAGCGGGGGGAAGAGCCGCAGTACGGCAGCTATTTTGTGGCGGTGGACTTGGCTGGCTTTGAGGAAGTGGCCAAGCAAGCGGCAAACTCCAAGAAGCGCTTGGATGAAACAGCCATTGCGGTAGTTAAAGTGACCGACGAGGGCAAATGGTGGGTTAAGAAGATAGAACATGGGCGCTGGGATATACGCGAGACGGCTGCCAAGATACTGATGGCCATGCGCGACTACAAACCGTTGTCGGTGGGGATAGAGCGCGGGGCATTAAAAAACGCTGTTTTGCCGTATTTGAGTGACTTAATGCGTAAGAATAATGTATATTCGCACATAGTTGACCTAACGCATGGCAACAGGAAAAAGACTGACCGAATAATTTGGAGTCTCCAAGGGCGTTTTGAGCATGGAAGAATCGTGCTTAACTCGGATGAGGATTGGGATGTTTTCCTAGATCAGCTTCTCTTGTTCCCCGCACAGGGGGTACACGACGATTTGCCTGATGCCTTGTCCTATATAGACCAATTGGCTGTAACGTCCTATATGATGGACGATGAACAGGACGATTGGGAGCCGGTGGACATTATTTCGGGTGTGTAAATGGAAGAAAACGAATTTGACCAGCCGACAGAAAACGACAAAGAACTTGTTAGTTTTGTAGTCGAGCATTGTGATAGATGGCGCACCTACCGCGATATTAATTTCTTGCCGCAATGGGAAGAATACGAGCGCATCTTCCGTGGTCAATGGTCGTCAGAAGACAAAACCCGCGAATCAGAACGCTCCCGCATAGTTACCCCCGCCACGCAACAAGCTGTTGAGACGCGCCATGCAGAAATCATGGAAGCGATCTTTGGCTCTGGCGAGTTCTTTGACATCAAAGACGATTTGCGTGATGTCGATGGCAACCCAATGGATGTGGAGTTCTTAAAACTCCAGATGATGGAAGACTTCAAGCGCGATAAGCTGCGTAAACATGTCGATCAGGTGGTGCTATTGGCTGAAATCTACGGCACAGGCATCGCTGAGATTACAACGTCAATGGAGAAGGAGCTGGTTCCCTCGACCATGCCGATACCTGGTCAAGCCCAAGCGGCTATTGGAACGACGGAGCGTCTAAGGGTGTCGGTTAAACCGATGCCGGTTAACCCTAAGAATTTCCTGTGGGATCCAAACGGTACAACCGTTGAGGATTGCATGGGTGTGGCCATTGAGAAGTACGTATCCATACACAAGATTGTGCGCGGAATCGAAAAAGGCATCTATCGCAAGGTCAATATCACACCGACCTACGAAGATACAGATTTGGAGCCGACGCAAGAGGTGAGTCAATACCAAGATGAGAAGGTGTTGCTCTTGACCTACTACGGTTTGGTTCCACGCGAATACTTAACCACAATAGAAGATGACGATGTGGTTGAGCTGTTCCCTGACGAATCGGCGGCAGAAGATTACCAAGATATGGTCGAGGCAATCATTGTTATTGCCAACGACGGCATGTTATTAAAAGCTGAAGAGAATCCGTACATGATGAAGGATAGGCCGGTACTGACCTATCAGGCCGACACCATACCAAACAGATTGCCAGGCCGTGGAACAATCGAAAAAGCCTACAACATGCAGAAATCCATTGATGCGCAGGTAAGAACGCATCTGGATTCATTGGCTCTGACAGCGTCTCCTATGATGGCGGTTGATGCAACACGACTGCCGCGAGGAATGAAGCTGACAATTTCACCTGGTAAGGCTATTTACACCAACGGCAACCCCAACGAGATTCTTTATCCGTTTAAGTTTGGTCAAACCGATGGTAGCAACATCACTACAGCCGAGAAATTCCAGCAAATGCTGCTGCAAGCCACCGGCACATTAGATAGTAATGGCATGGTGTCAGCAGTTGGGCGCGACGCGGCAGGAACGGGTATGTCGATGGCTGTGGCGTCCATCATTAAGAAGTACAAACGCACGTTGGTGAACTTTCAAGAAGATTTCTTGATACCGTTCATCAATAAAGCAGCCTACCGCTTCATGCAGTTTGATCCAGAGCGTTATCCGTCGGTCGATATGGTCTTCATACCGACAGCAACACTAGGCATCATTGCGCGAGAGTACGAGCAATCGCAGTTTATTAGCCTGTTGCAGACCCTTGGCCCTGATACACCGGTCTTGCCGATCATATTGAAGGGCATTGTGGCTAATAGCTCGCTATCGAACCGCATGGAACTGATGCAGCGCTTGGATGCAATGGGTCAGGTTGATCCACAGGCGCAAGAGAAGCAAATGGTGCAAGAACAATTGGCATTGCAAGCAGCGCAAGCGCAGATTGCGGTTAATACGACGCAAGCTGAACAGAATCGCGCTGAGGCGACCAAGACCATCATTGAAACCAAGCTAAAACCGCTGGAAGTTCAGGCAAAATTACAGCAAGGGTTGACAGCTAACCTGCCAAACCAAGATGATTTAGCCTCCAGAGAGTTTGATAAGCGTGTAAAAGTCGCTGAGTTGATGTTGAAAGAAGCAGACATCAAGAATAAGTCCAAGATTGTCGAGCTGCAAATGTCCAAAGCCAAGGATAATGTCGTCAATGCTGAAAATGACTTCCTTGATGAACTGCAAAAGGGAATTCAATAATGGAAATCGACAAGCTATTCAATGTAGATCAAGTGCCAGACAGTTTGTTTGATTCGGTCAACAATACTGTCTCAGAAGCACGGGCGCTACAGAAGAAAAAGGCCGCTGAAAACGCGCAAGCCGTCATTGCTTCGCTGCAAAAGATGAAGGGCGACTTGGAAGGTAAGTACGACGATCTGTATGGAATGCTTGAGCGTCGCATTACGAGCATTCAGGATGGTCGTGATGGTATTGATGGCCGTGATGGTCGCAATGGCCGTGATGGTAAGGACGGTAAAGATGGCGCAGCCGGTCGCGAAGGTCGCGATGGTATAGATGGCATCAACGGCATGGATGGTGCTGACGGTATATCGATTGCTGATATACGCATGGACTTTGATAACAGTCTAATCATTACGTTATCGAATGGTCGTGAGATCAATGCCGGTGAAGTATTGCCGCCAGACATTACGGATCGCTTAAAGGTCATCATTAACCAGGGCGCATCCGGTGGTGGTGGGGGCGGTGCGAGCTTGCCTGACCAAACAGGCAATGCAGGTAAGTTCTTAACCACCGACGGATCAGCGGCATCGTGGGCTACTGTTGCTGGAGGCGGTGGAATTAGTAGCGTAGCGTCTGCTGATGGCAGCGTTACTGTCACTACTACGTCAGGCGCTGTAGATTTATCTGTGGCTGTAGCTGCGTCAACGACAAATGTGGTCGTGCAAGTACGCAATGCTACAGGCGCAACATTAACCAAAGGCACAGCCGTTTATGTTTCTGGCGCGACGGGTCAGATTCCAACGGTTACAAAAGCACAAGCCAATGCAGACGCTACATCAGCGCAAACTTTGGGTTTGATAAATGCAGATTTATCTAACAATAGCAATGGCTATGTAACGGTCATTGGTTTAATTTCAAACCTTGATACATCGGCATACACCGATGGCCAACAACTATAT